CCAAGCTTATGCCGAGAACACCGAACAGTTGTTCGTGGCTAATATTCCTGTATTTGTGCAGGAAGCTGAAGATCGTATATATAACTCAGTAAATCTTCCATCACTGCGTAAAAACGTTACTGGCACATTAACTGCTGGAAACCAGTATCTTTCCTTGCCGACTGATTGGCTAGCTAACTATTCTTTAGCGGTAATAGATAATACGGTTACTCCAAATCGTTATCAGTATCTTCTGAATAAAGATGTTAACTTTTTACGTGAAGCTTACCCAACGGTAACTTATACAAGCCCTACTTATCAGGGAACTCCGGGCGGTTTGCCAGCTTACTATGCTCTATTTGGTTCCCAGCTATCTAACGTCAACGAAATGACATTAATGGTTGCCCCCACACCAGACGCTAACTACACAGTAGAAATGCACTATTTTTATTACCCACCAACTATTGTGCAGGGGCAGATAGCTACTTTAGGCACTATTACTCCTGGCTCGCTATATACCAATGGTGTATACCAAAACGTGGCTTTAACAGGAGGTTCTGGTGCTAATGCAACTGCCGATATCGTTATCTCTGGGGGTGCTGTTGTCTCCTGTAGTCTTAAGTTTGGCGGCAATTTTTATGTTGCTAATGATGTCCTTTCTTGTTCTTCTTTGGGTTCTACTGGTAGCGGCTTTTCAGTCCCGGTAGCTTCTGTGTCTAACCCCAACGGTACAAGCTGGCTAGGCGATAACTATGATCCAGTCTTATTTTACGGTGCTATGCGTGAAGCCATGCTGTTTATGAAAGGCGAACAAGACTTAATTGGTTACTATGAGTCTAAATACCAAGAGGCATTAGGACAACTTAAACGCCTTGGCGATGGCCTTGATCGGGGCGATTTCTACAGAGACGGCCAAACTAAACTTAATGTTAGCGGGATGGGCGTATAATGTCTATTGTCCAAGGCGCTACTACGAGCTTTATGCAAAATCTGCTTAATGGGGCAGAAAACTTTACTACTGGTACGTACTATATAGCGCTTTATAATGCTAATGCCAATCTAAATAATACAACAACAGCTTACACTACGCAAAACGAAGTTACTGGCACAGGTTACACAGCCGGGGGTAAACCCCTAACTATTACAGTTACGCCGACTATAGATAATCAATACAATACGGCTTATATTTCGTTTGCAAACGCAGCTTGGAACCCCGCATCCTTTACCGCAAGGGGTGCTTTAGTATACAATTACACAACAAAAGCAGCATGTTTTGTGTTAAATTTTGGGTCAGATAAGACTTGTAGTAACAGTTTTACCGTGCAGTTCCCGGCAGCGAATAGTACGTCTGCTATTTTATCCATTAGTAGCTATACAAGCGCTAATATCATTAGTTCTGGAGATTAATTATGCAAAAAGAATTTGCAAGTTGTGGCGATAAAGCAGAAATTACTCTGCAAGCTGGTGCTGCACAAAACGAAACAGTTGGTATCGAAGGCATCTACCACGTAGAATGCCGTGACGCTCAAGGTAACTTAAAATGGACTGAAGAGTTCCCTAACTTAGTTAATGCTGTTGGTAAACAACTGATGTTAGATACTTTGTTGCGTACTTCTGGTACATATACAACTAACGGCCCATTCTTAGGTTTGATTGGTACAACTAGCCCAACGTTTGGTACTGGTTCTGATACCATGACTTCCCATTCTGGTTGGACTGAGTTTATTAACTACACAGTTGGTGGTTCTGCGGTTCGTGGTACAGCGGTATTTGGTGCTTCTACCTCTACAGGTAGTACTCCAGCTAACGTAACAACTTCTACAGCTACTGCTATTACTTACACCATTACTGGTGCGGGCGGTAACGTAACAGGCTGTTTCTTATGTACTGGTTCAGGTGCCTCTTCAACTCAAAACAATACTGGCGGTGTGTTATATAGCGCTGGTGCTTTTGGTACTGCAAAAACTACTACTGCTGGCGATACTGTTTCGGTTACTTATAGCACAACTGCAACATCTTAAGTTAGGAGCCTTGTATGGCTTTGGTAGTTTACGATAGAGTCCAAGAGACTACAGCTACCACCGGAACAGGGACGATAACCCTAGGTGGGGCTGTATCTGGTTATCAATCTTTTGCTGTTGTAGGTAACGGCAATACTACTTTCTACTGTATTGTTAATAGTGCACAGTGGGAAGTAGGTATTGGCACGTACTCAACAAGTGGTCCTACTTTAGCTAGAACAACTGTTCTTTCAAACTCTAACGGCAATACCTCGCCAATTACTTTATCTGGTGCTTCTAACGTATTTGTTACATACCCATCTGAAAAATCAGTTAACTTAGACGCTAATGGCGTAGCAACGATTGGTTCTGTTTTAGGATATTCTGACACGGGAATTATTGGTTCTTTTGCTTCTACTGTTGCTGGATATAACCAAGTTATTGTTCAAAACAAGAGCAATGCAAATAACGCTTCATCTAACTTTAACGTATCAAACGACACCGCTACGGCGACTACCGGCTATGCAGAACTCGGTATTAACTCTAGTACATATACTGGAACAGGCGCATTTAATATAGCTGGCGCATCGTATTTGGCTTCGGCTTCTACCGACTTGGCCATTGGTACTTATGGCGCTTATAACATCCATTTTGCAACCAATGGAAACAGCAATACCACAGATGCAATGACCATCTATAACTCAGGCGGTGTTTCACTGGGCGGTCAACCAGACCCTGGTCTTGGTACTTTATACGCAAACAACGTATATTTAGGCTTTACTACAATTACGGCAGCTGCCGGAACTACGATATTAACAAATGCTTCTTCAGGATGGCAGCAAGTAGTTGGTACAACTACCCAAACAATTCAGCTTCCTGTTGCAACAACGCTTTATAAAGGTTTAGCATATACAGTTGCAAATAATAGTACTGGTCTTGTAACAATTAAAGATAACGCATCTAATACTATTGATACAGTTGTTAATGGTGGCACATCTATTTTAGTTTTAACCGCTAATGGAACTTCTGCAGGTACTTGGGTTGCATATAGCTATATTCCATCTTCTTATGATTTTAGTGCTTCAACAGCCAACTTTGGCGGAGCAACGCTTACAAATGGAACTTGGAACGGCACAGCAATTTCTTCTGGTTATGGCGGTACAGGTTTAACTACATTTACTGCGGCTAATAATGCCCTGTACTCCACATCGTCTTCTGCTTTAACTGCGGGTACTTTACCTGTTCCTGCTGGCGGTACTGGAGCAACAACTCTAACTGGATATGTATACGGTAATGGCACGTCAGCAATGACTGCTTCTACTACAATCCCAACTTCAGCATTATCTGGCAATTTTGTAAGTACATTTAGTGCTGGCACAACAGGCTTAACACCGTCTACTGCTACTACTGGCGCAGTTACTCTTGCAGGTACTTTGGGTATCGGTAATGGTGGTACAGGTATTACTTCTTTTGGCACTGGTGTTCAAACTGCTTTAGGTTCAGCCGTTACTGGCTCTGGCGGTATTGTTTTAGCTACAAGTCCAACTTTAGTAACTCCGGCTTTAGGCACACCAACATCAGGAAACTTTAGTACCGGTACATTTACTTGGCCTACATTTAATCAAAACACAACTGGCTCTGCTGGTTCTGTAGCTAACGCTGTAACATTTAATAATGGCGGTACAGGTGCAGCTTCTGGTACTACTTATAACGGTTCTGCAGCTCAGACTATTTCATATAACACCGTTGGTGCAGCCCCTTCTGGCGGTAGTACAAGCATTACATCTTTAGGTACTGTTACTGCTGGCACATGGAACGCAAACGTTATTTCTGCTACTTACGGCGGTACGGGCGTTGCTGGTACATTGACTGGCATTTCCTATATGAACGGTACGTCTGCGCATACTGCAGCTACCGGCTCTCAGATTTCTACAGCATTGGGTTCAACAGCAATTTCCGGTCAAGCAGGTTCTGTAGCTAATGCTTTAACTATTAATAATAGCGGTACTGGTTCTGCTTCTGGAACAACATATAACGGCTCTGCTGCGCAAACTATTTCTTATAACAGTATCGGCGCTTCTCCACTTGCTGGCTCTTCCAGTCTTACGACTACTGGCACGATTACTTCTGGTACTTGGCAGGCTTCTACAATAGGCGTTGCTTATGGCGGTACAGGTTCAACAAGTTTAACTGCTAATAACGTCCTGCTTGGTAATGGCACGTCTGCACTTCAGGTTGTAGCCCCCGGAACATCTGGTAACGTCCTTACTTCTAACGGAACTACTTGGGTATCTGCAGCAGCTACCGGCGGCGGCGCAACAATCAGCCCAACAACAAGCAACACAACTTACTACATTACTGGAACGCCGAATACTTCTGGTTCGTTATCTACTGCCTATATTTCAAGCACTAATGGAGTTTCATATAATGCTTCTACAGGTGCTTTGACTGCTTCTTCGTTCTCAGGCGCAGGTACTGGTTTAACAGGTACTGCTTCTAGTTTGACTGCTGGTGCAGTTACTGGAATAACAAATCAAGTTGCTGCTAGCGGGGTTGATTACAACACTTTAACAACATCCGGATTTTATAGGATGTCTATTGGCGGGGCTAATCAACCTGCTGGTGATTATGGTCAACTGCTAGTTATACACGGTGGGTATGATACTATTACTCAAATCTATGGCCAATACTCAAATGGTCATTTATATACTAGATCTGGAAATCCTTCAAACGTTGGTGGCGGCGGTTCATGGTCATCTTGGTGGACTGTTTTAGATAGCGGAAACTATACCTCTTATTCCCCTTCTTTAACAGGTTCAGGTGCGTCTGGTACTTGGGGTATCAACGTTACTGGTTCTGCGGGTTCTGCTACTACAGCTACAAAAACATCTGGTGACTCAGTTACATCTAGCTCTTTATATATTTTGCCAAATACAGGTGGTTCTGCTAACTGGATTTTCTTAGGCACTTGGTCTTGCGGACAGTCTGGACAAAAACTTATAATTAGACAGTTTATGTCGGTTGGATATAATGCTAATTCTGCCCAAGATTGTATGTACGATGTTTACTTTAAAACATCAAATGGAGGTTCTACTCAATCTGGAAGCACAGGCGCTTTTTATGGCGATGGTATTGTTTGGAGAACCGGCCCTGCATCAAGCATACAAAATCTTAGGGTAGTACAAAATAACACTGGTTCTTATGCTGTTTATGCTTATTGTTCCAATTATAGTGGTGATAATTCTGTATATGAAGTTATAACATCAAACGGAACTTGGACAAATTCCGCAACATTAGCAACCCCAAGCGGAAACTATATTGATTTACCAATATACACAGTCTTAGATACTAGTGGAAATACATTTAGCGGCAGTTTAACAATGACCGGTAGTATTGCTGCACAGTCAGACGAAAGATTAAAAACAAATTGGCAGGATTTACAGTCAGATTTTGTAAATCGTTTAGCAAATGTTAAACATGGTACTTTTGAACGTATCAAAGATGGAACTAGAGATGTAGGTGTAACAGCACAGTCATTACAACCCTTACTGCCAGAAGCTGTAGTTGAAGACAAAGACGGTATGTTATCTGTTAACTATGGTGGAGCTGCACTAGCTGCTGCTATTGAATTGGCTAAAGAAGTTAAGGCACTACGGGCTGAAATCGCAGCATTAAAGGCTAAGTAATGTTTGGCATATCGGCCTTTGCTCAAGCGCCTTTTGCTGGATTAGGCACAACCGCTTATGCTCTTTCAATTAATGAAAATTCTGGTTTAGCAGATTCTGAAGCTATTACCGCTGCATTTTTACAAAGCATTTCTGAACCCGTCACTATAACGGACGATAACTCCGAATCGGGCAGTATTTTCCTTGAATCTATTGTAGAAGGCTTTAGTTTTGCCGATTCAAATTCTGTTTTAGCTGCTTTACTTCAATCTATTTCAGAACCCCTAACAGCTGCCGATTCTGAATCAATAGCCGCCCAATTTGCTGCATCGCAAACAGAAAACACAAACATAGCCGATTCTAGCGTACAGTATTTTGCCGCTTTAGAAAGCCGTACTGAGTCAGTAGATTCCGTGTTAGATACTAATTCAGTAACCGCAGCTTTAGTCCAAAATATCACCGAGCCATTTAATTCTGCAGAAACCGATTCAATTACCGCCCAGTTTGCTGTATCTGATACTGAATCTATAACTATGGCAGACAGTGAGTCTATAGCCGCTCAATTTTCTGCTTCTCGTACTGAACCAATTACCATGGCTGAATCTGAGTCGGCTTCTGCAGGGTTTGTATCTAGTATTACAGAGCCTTTAACCTCGGCTGATTTAAATACACAACAAAGTGCTTTCTTACAGTCAATCACAGAAAACCTTAGCGTTGCTGACGCCAATACGGTTAGGGTCCAGTTTTTAGTAGCGCTAATAGAGTTTATGACGGCGAATGACTCTAGTACCCAACAGTCAACTTTTATTCAAAACCTTACCGAAGCAACCACGGTAGCAGAAGTACTTGTTATTATTTCGATGTTTTATGAGGCTATTACTGAGGCTTTAACGTCTGCCGATGCAAATACAGCAAGCAAGGGTATATATTACGCTATTGCAGAAAGTCTAACCTCCAACGATGCTAATACAGTAAAATCGGCTTTCCTACAGGCCATTACGGAAAATGTTTTTTTACTGGACTCGCTAATTGCTCGTGGTTGGGTTAAAATTAACGACAATCAGACAGTAAATTGGGCTAATATTAACAATGCTGGTGGGGGTAGCTGGACTACTGTTGACGATACGCAAAACCCCGGCTGGACCCAAATTAACGATTTTCAAGGGTAAATTATGGCAAGTACATATACAACTAGTTTAAAAATCCAGCAGATTGCTAATGGTGAGCAAGCCGGTACTTGGGGTTCTACTACCAATACAAACTGGACTTTAATTGAACAGGCGGTTGCTGGTGTGCAGACAATTACTATGTCTAATGCCAACTATACCCTATCTAACCTTAATGGCACACTAGACGAAGCCCGTAATGCGGTTTTATATGTTACTGGAATGAACTCTGGGGTTTATCAAGTTATTGCTCCACTAGTAAACAAAACGTACATAGTTTCAAATCAAACTACAGGCGGATATTCAATTACTATTGGCGGGGCTTCAGGTTCCGTAATTACTATTCCAAACGGGTTATCTACACTTGTTTATTGTGACGGCACCAATTTTTATTCTGGCATTACAGGACTTACCGGCAACCAAGCAATTAGTGGCAATTTAACTGTTAGTGGAAACGGTAGCTTTGGTGGAAACGGTAGCTTTGGTGGAACTTTTGGGGTTACTGGAGCAGCTACCTTTTCAAGCTCGGTAACGGCCGCTTCTTTTTCTGGCGCAGGTACTGGATTGACTGGTACCGCCTCTGGGTTATCTATTGGTGGAAGTGCAGCTACAGCAACAAGTGCAACATCGGCCACAAATTCTACAAATTCTACAAATGCTACAAACCTTATAACAAGCAATTTTACAGTACAAGAATCTGGTGGTAAATTAGTGTTTAAATATGGTGGTACTACAATTGCATCATTAGATTCTTCTGGAAACTTTATAACTACTGGCAGTCATACTGCTGGTGGAACACCTTAATAGGAGCAATTTATGACAATTACAGTCAGTGGTTCAAATATTACATTTAATGATTCAACTACTCAATCTACCGCTTTTGCCGGTACGTTTATAAATGGTCAGTTTTTTAATTCTTCTGGAACATTTACAGTCCCTGCCGGTGTTACTGGTGTAAAAGTTACGGCTCTTGGCGGCGGTGGTGGCGGCACTGGATTTGGTGGTGGCGGTGGTGGAAATGGTGGTGGCACTTCTTCCTTTGGATCATATGTAACTGGCGGAGGTGGCGGTGGCGGTAGCCCAAATGGCGGTACAGGCGGGGGTTCAGGAGGCGGCAATACATTAGCATATTCTATAAACGGATCTGGCGGTAACCAAGGTTGTGGGGCTAGTGCTGGATATCCACTAGGAGTTTTTTATGGGCTTCCCTCTAAAGGTAGTGGAGGCTACCCTAATTATGGTGGTGGTTATGGTGGTGGCGGAGGTATAGGGACAGGTTTTGTAACTGGATTAACACCCGGAGGAACAGTTTCTGTTACGGTAGGCGCTGGTGGAAATTCAAATGGTGGCGGCGGAGTTCCCGGTGGTCCCGGTAATTCTGGTGTTGTTCTTGTTGAATGGTAAAAGGAAAATAAAATGCCAGAACAAAATTATTTACAAATACAAAACAATGTTGTTACTAATATTGTTTATTGGGATGGGGAAACAGATTGGACTCCTCCAGCAGATGCAATCATGTTAGTTCAAGCAACTACCCCAGCAATGGTATGGGGACCAAATGATCCAACTGCGCCAACAGCTTGGGTATTAACGGAAGTTATTGGAGCCGGCGCTATTGGTTTTACATGGAACGGAACAGTTTTAACTACTAATGAACCAGAACCATCTACACCACCTGTTCCAATCCCCCCCGCTAAATCGCAAATTAAAACAACAGGTACAGTAGCCGCATAATGGTAAACAATATCGGTATAACTCATCAATTTACTTGTGGAAATACAAGAATTGATGTTTACCATGCAAACAAAGGACAAGGTTTACCTAAACACGAGCATAATTTTTCTCATGTAACTATGTGCAATTCTGGAAGTTGTTTAGTTAGTCTAGAAGGTCGTAACTATAGTATTGATAAAAATAGTCAGCCATTAAATTTACCCGCTAATGAATGGCATGAAATTAAAGCGTTAGAAGATAATACCGTATTTATTAATGTATTTTAAAAGAGTGCAAACTAAATGACGCAGTTTATTGGTGTATATGAAAACGCTTTTTCAAAAGAATATTGCGAAAGAACAATAAAATACTTTGAAAATATGAGAGCTAACGGGTTTACAAAAAACCGTATGCAAGCTGAAAACGCATTAAAAACCATAAAGCAAGACGATGCTTTATTTGGTCATGACGAAGAAATTATTAATTTGTCAGGAATGGGGAAAATGTACCAAGAATTTAATGAAATTTTTTGGACAATTTATAAAGGACAATATTTACCTAATTTTGGTGTTTTAGAAGATTCTGGCCATCACAATAATTACGCATTTAAAATTCAAAAAACGCCTATTGGTGGAGGTTACCATGTGTGGCATTATGAATCTTGCAATAGAGAAATGTGTAATCGTTTGTTAACTTGGACGGTGTATCTTAATGATGTAGAAGAAGGTGGGGAAACTGAGTTTCTTTACCAACATTTAAGAGTTAAACCTAAGCAGGGTACATTAGTTATCTGGCCTGCTGCCTTTACTCACACCCATAGAGGTAACCCTCCATTGAGTAATGATAAATATATTATAACTGGATGGACCGAGTTTTAAATGAAAGACATATTAAAACAGCTTCTTACTGGTAAAGATAACCAAACATATGATTTGGGTAGAGTTACTTGGCTGCTTGGTTTTGTTGCTGTTATTGGTTTGGCTGGATATGAAGTGATGCATGGGTCAGTTAATCTTAGAGAACTAGCTGAAGCACTAGGTATTGTGTCCGGCGCTAGTGGTGCTAGTGTAATGATGAAAAAAGATACGGAGCCGCAGTAATGTGGATGCTACTAAGTGGGTACATTAATTACATCAAAATTGGACTGGCTGTGGGTCTTTGCGCTGCTTGCTTCTTTGGCGGCTTTCATATTGGTAATAGTAGATACTTGGAATACAAGGCAAACGTTGAGTCAATCGCTAAAGCGCAAGAAGCCCATAACCAAGAAATCGAACAGCAACATGAACTAGTTAACAAAGGAATTCAAAATGAGTACGAAGGTAAGCTTGCTGCTTTGCGCAATTTTTATGGTAGGATGCAGCTCAACCCCAGTAGCGGTGCAATGTCCGGCATTTCCCCAACCCCCAAAGGAACTGATGCAGAAACCGCCTACCCAATACTTGTTGGACAATGCGCTGAAACAACCCTCCAAGTAAACCTATGGCAGGAATGGGCTACAGAAAACGGGTTAATTAAATGAATCAGGAGCAACTAGCAGCATTGGGAATATACCAAAAATGGCTTGACCCATTAAATCAGACATTTGTTAAATATGACATTAATACCGCCCTTAGACAGGCAGCTTTTATAGGACAGTGCCAACATGAGTCAAACAATTTTAGAACTTTGGAAGAGAACCTTTATTACTCTGCCGCTGGACTTATGCATACATGGCCCTCAAGATTTCCTAGTGCAGATGTGGCTGAACAATATGCACAAAATCCACAAAAGCTCGCTAACAAAGTATACGCAGGACGTTTGGGAAATGGCCCAGAAGAATCTGGCGATGGCTGGAATTATCACGGACGTGGCCTTA